GGCTATAAGGCGAAATTTGAGCAACCTACTATAAAAATAAAATCCGATAACCAGAAGATTAAGGATTTAGAAAACGAAATAGCTCAACTAAAAGAATTAATTAAATCTAAAATAAAATGAAACACTTACTTCTAATTTTGGCTATTGCCACTTCCCTGACATCCTACTCACAAGGCACTATCTCTAGCACTATCGCTGGCACATCTTCCCCCACAGTAGATACCTTAATGCCAGTAAAAAATGCTATCCTAATCCAGCCTATTCTGATCAATGCCTTAACCAAGGACACTGCCTATCAGTTTATCTGGAATGTGCAAAACATCAGCCGAGACACCTCACAAGGGGCTGGAGCTTATGTAAACCTCTTTGACAGAAAGGGCAGAGGCATCTACCAAACCTCAGTATATATCCCCAAAGAAATCATTAGAGAATGGGGAACCGATGACACAATCATAGATCAATTTATCATAAATTACTATAAATTTGTAGTCATAAAAAAGAATAAAAAATAGTATAAATACGATAAAATAGTAACATTTTGTTGGGGGAAGTTCTGGTAAAAAAATAATGCCATTATTTCCCGCTACATAAAAAATAACGTAAATTTGTATACCAAAACAACAAACAAAAAAAACAAAAAACCTTTATGAAAAAACTATTAGTTATTCTCTTGGCCGTTACACTTGTCTCCTTTGCAGCAGAAAAGTTCATCGTTGTAAAGTTCAAGGAAGAGCAAATCAATTACCATTGGCAGAATCTAAACGCTGTTAAAAATTTGGTGAATCAATCTGCACTTCCACACAATCAGGTAGTTTTTATCATTCAGTCAGTAGATTCTCTTCAGAAAGATATACAATCAACAGCAGTAATCGATTCCCTAACAACTTCTAAAAAATAACAGCAATGACAGACGGAGTTATCATATTCCTCATTACCCAAACAGTAGCTTTTGTAGTCGCCTTATTCAAGATTTATGTTCAGGTTACGGTAAAGATGAGAGAACTCGAACTCCGTATCCAGCAAAACGAGGAGAAAGATAGTGTTATCTTCAAGAAATTAGATAACATAGCAGAACAAATACACGAACTCTATTTAGAACTAAGTAAAAAGTAATCTTATGAAATCAAATTTTCTGAACCTCAATACCCAAGACCTTGTAAAAGGCTTTGTAGTAGCTTTCCTTTCTGCAGCCCTGACTGGGGTTATCACAACCCTTGACTCGAACACTCTTCCAACACTTGCAGAGCTGAAGCAAGCGGGTATCGTAGGACTCACCGCCGGACTTTCTTACTTGCTCAAAAACTTGCTGACCAATAGCCAAGACGAGCTGATGAAGAAAGAGGCATAACATTTTTTATGCGTTATATTGTTTTGCTGTCGCTACTGGCGATAGCCTGTAATTCACAAAAGCAGTTGCAAAAGGCAAAAGACCGCCTCGGCGATAATCCGCTTGAGGCGGCTCGTTTTTGTGGTGATAGATTCCCAAACAGAGACTCGGTAGTATATCGTGATACTATCAAGTTAGATACAATGTATGTGGGGCTTTTGCAGGTGGATACGGTGCGGAGGGAAGATACGATAGTCGTTACCAAGACTTCCCCCAGCAAGATAATCACCCAAACCAAGATACAATACAAGGAAGTAGTAAAAACAGATCCCGCCAAGACCGAAGAACAAAGGCAGCTCTACCTAGCCTGCGAAGAAAGGTATCAAAAACTATACCTCAAATGGGAGCAGTCCGAAAAGCAGCGAAAGGACTGGAGAACAAGATTCTGGTGGGTTCTATTCGTAGCCCTCGGAGCCGTTATCGGCTACTTCACCAAGCAGCCTTTCTGGGCAGCCCTCGCTAAACAACTCGGCAAAAAACTAAGCAATGACAAAAGCTGATATTGCCCGCAAATACCGCAACGAATACGGTATGGAAATGCCAACCCTCAAACTGGCACGGATAATGTACAAAAAAGAGAGCCTATCCTTTAAGGACGTGGAGGACTGTAGGGACTCTTTAAGGGGCATAGAAGGCAAGAAAAAGGATGCGGGGTACAGAGAAACCCACATCTTCCCAGAACGCCCTAAAAACCCCTACAATCTACCTGAGAGCTATCAGGAGAAGCGGGAACCACTACGACTTCCCACGACATGCAATAACATCCTCCTAATATCCGACCTCCACATACCCTACCACGATATAGATGCCGTAACCATAGCCTTAGAGTACGGAGTAAATAATAAAATTAACACTATTGTTATTAACGGTGACTTGCTGGATTTCGCCCGTATCAGCAAGTTTGAGACCGACTTCAAGAAAAGAAGCGTAAAGCAGGAGTTTGATGCCGCCAAGCAGTTTCTCAAGGCACTTAGGCAGGTCTTCCCCGCACAAGAAATATACTGGATAAAAGGGAACCACGACCTGAGATATGAAAAATATCTTTTTCAAAAGGCCCAAGAGATATGGGACGATCCGTACTTTACCCTCGAGGAAAGGTTAAGACTGAACGAAGAAAGAGTGCATCTCATTGACGATAAAATACTTGTAAAGGCTGGCAAGTTATCTATCACACACGGCCATCACATTTTTAAGGGTATATTTACCCCCGTCTCCCCAGCTCGCGGGGCTTACATGAAGGCAAAGCAAAACATCATAGTAGGCCATCTGCATCGTGCAAGCTTCCACCCCGAAGTTAACCTTGACGGTGAAGTCATAGGTGCTTGGTCGACTGCTTGCCTTTGCGAACTGCGACCAAATTACTCTCCCTTAGTGTCTAATTCTCAGCATGGTTTTGCACATATATTAACAGAGCCAAATGGGGATTTTACCGTAAAAAATTACTCGATAATTAATGGTAAATTGCACTAATGGAAGACCTCTTTGACGATATGCCTATCAACCTTTCCCCCCACGAAGATATAACAGCTTGCTTTAGTGCCTTGTCTGCGTTAGAAGATTTTGATTATGTTATGTTAGGGGAAGATGAGAAAGAGCTAATCAGGGAGATCCGCCAAATGTCGCTAAAGATTATACACACGGGCATCAAGGAGATATACGAAACTAATTGTTATGACGAAGAAACCGATAACAGTTAAGTTTGGCAAGCTCGGTAAATACAAGGCCGATGGCTTAGCATACGCCGATAAGAGGAAAATCGTTATCGATAGCAGGCTGACGGGCGTTGAGTTACTGGAAACAATACTACACGAGATACTTCACATTCAGCAACCAGACCTATCCGAAGAGGCGGTACTTAGGTACTCAAAGGAGACGGCAGAGATACTCTGGAAGATAGGCTACCACTTGACCGATAGCGGTAAGTGATGTATAAAAGTACGCTTGGAATATCTTTAATCCTTGTGTAGATTTGCTTACAAACAAACAATAAATGATAGTAAAGTTAAACGCCAATGAGGTGCTGGTGGCTACCTATATTGGATCAAGAAGAAACGCAGAGGCTTGTTTTAATGGCAGAAAAGCTCGCTTCCCGGAGAAAGTAGCGGGGGAATTGTGGGGGTTTCATATTGAAGCAGCGCACGCAGAGTTAGCAGTCTGCAAATACTTAGGAATTTACTGGGGCTTTGGAGTAAATACATTTCACGTTCCTGATGTGGAGAATACTAACTTGGAGGTTAGGTGGTCGTCGCGGGAAGATATGAAGGTGCGGCCCGATGATGAGGGTATTATCGTTTCGGTAACGGGTAAGTGTCCTACCTATGAAATCAAAGGGTGGATGCGGGCCGAAGATGCCAAGCAAGAAAAGTACAAGTATAACAAAGAGCCTATATGCTACTTTGTACCCCATAGTGAACTTATACCTATCAACGCTTTATCCATAGGTATCCTTCGTGCAAAAGGAAAACGAGGTTGAGCGAGGCATAAACGAAAAGAGAGAAGGGCAACAAGACCATTGTTACAATCGCCAGTTCCCCCAGCCATAAAATAGGTTTGATGATGTGCTTCATCCGATTATAATTTTATACCAATTGGCATTTTCTTTCTGTAATTTATCGAATTTTTCTCGATTTTGTTTACGACAAGGCTTACAACTTTTGGGGTTGTAGTATTTATTCTTGTACTCGGAGGCGGGTTTTAGCTGTCCGCACTTCTTACAGCGTATCATTTTTTCCATAATAAAAAATTAAAAAAAGCTCCCGTATAAAAATACAGGAGCTACCCTAAAAAATGAAAAACTAAACCAACAGACTGTTATATAAATTAAATTTCTTTAAGCGGTCGGCTAACCCATTGAGGCCGCCGTTGACTTTTACGGTTACTGC